AAAGACTTTCTTAAAGAATATCAAGAGGAAACTGGCTTACAAACACGTTTTACAGCAAAGAAAGATGAGTTTTTATCTTACTTGGTTGCTAACAATGGATTTATATCTCATGCAGCAAAAGAAATGGGATTCTTTCCAGCTTCAGTACGATTCGCAATGAAAGGTGACCCAGCGTTCGCGCAAGCGGTTCAATCTATAAGAGAAGGATTTGTAGCTGAACGATTGGATGGACTCGAAAAAACTTCTTTTGAGCAAGCAGCCAAGCCTGGGAATGTAACAGAACGTATCTTTCAGCTAAAAGCGCACGATCCTACAAAATATCGGGATCGGGTCAACCAACAAAATACACAGGTAAATGTTGTCGTATCGGGAACATCTCCAAAGGATAGAGCAGCCGTATTAAAAAAGATGAAGTTGAACTAACTCGCGAGGAACGAGAATCTATCAAAGATAATATTTTTATGACTCCTAGAGACATATATTGTATGTTTTTGCGTACATCTTTTGGTTTATCGTCTAAAACCGCAGAAGAGGCAACAAATTTTGCGTTAGATTTGTTTGAATTAGATAAAAATGGTAAACTTCCATTAGATTGGGAACTGTTTTATAGGTCACAGGCTTAATGGATGTAAATATATCCTATCGAGATGGGGAAGGAAATATAACTGCCCCATTAGATCATCAAGAAGAATTTCATTTATTTACTGGATGGAGTAAACATCAAGTATTGGCAGGGTCACTAGGTACGGGTAAAACCGAAGCGATGTGTATGGAGGCAATCCATCAAAGTGCTGCATTTCAAGGTAATTTAGGTTTAATGGGTAGAAAAGTATTGGATTCGTTCAAGAAATCTACCTTAATTCAGTTGCTCGATCTTGGTCAGGGATTTATTCAAAAACATCGCGCCCAAGATAGAGAGATTATCTTTAAAAATCGCTCTAAAATAGTATATATGGCGTTAGATGACTCTCGTGATTCTATTCAGCGTATAAAATCTATGAATTTAGGGTGGTTTGCGTTTGATCAGATTGAAGAAATGACCGAGGCTACATTTATAGCTGCCGCGGGACAAATGCGTAGAAAAAATGCGATGAGATGTAGTTTTCACACCTCCAATCCAGCAGGTCACGATTGGGTATGGAAAAGATGGAAGAAAGATAAGGAAAAACAAAACAAGAAAAAAGGTGGGTATCGTTTAATTGAGACTATGACATGGCAACCTGGAGTTGCTGCGCCTGAAAAGGACGAAGAAGTAAAGCTATATTCAGACAATCCTCATTTACCTGCGGATTATATTAAACATCTACTTTCGATGCCTGAACAATGGGTTAACCGCTATGTATATTGCAGTTGGGACGATTTTGCGGGACTTGTATACCCAGAATTTAAAGAAGAAACACATTTAGTAAAGCCATTTGATATTCCGAATTGGTGGAATCATTATGTAGTATATGACTATGGATATAGAAATCCTACTTCCATTTTATTTGCTGCTTCTGATGATGAAGGAACGATCTATGTATATGATTTAATTTATGTTAGCGAGCATACCATAGAAATGTTAGTTCCAAAAGTAGAGCGTAGATTAAAACGTGGAGTTAATTATACATTCCTAGCTGATCCATCTATTGTTAGAACAGAAAGAGATGGAAATAGTGTAGCGGATGAGTGGTATGAATATGGAATTGAGTGGGAAAAAGCAAAGAATGATAAGCGCGCTGGATTTGAAAGAGTCTCCGCATATTTAAGGCTTGATAGTAATGAACGTTCTAAGTTATTGTTTTTTAAAACATTAAATATGAAACCTTTGGTCGAAGAAATCGTTGACTATAAGTGGAGGGAGTTAAAACATGGCTTTGAAAATCGTAATTTACCAGAAGAACCAGTGAAAAAGAATGATCACGCAATGGATTGTTTAAGATATTTAGTTCATTATGTAGAAGATAGTGACTCTCCTACAGAGCAAAGTGATGATTATGGTCTATGGGGTATGTTTGGAAAATCTAAGAAAAATAGTTGGATGAGTGCATGAATATAAAAGAATTACATGAAGTTTTTGATGCTATGGTGCAAAATGACTCTGAGTGGTTTAGTGCTGCAGAAGAGTCTATGCGATTTTATACAGGAGGGTTTGGTACAGGTCAATGGGAGACAGAAGACCTTCAAACGTTACACGCAGAGGGAAGACCCCCATTACAATTAAATATTATTTTACCAAAAGTTAATTTGGTTACAGGAGTCGAAAGGCAAGGACGTTCTTCGTGGAAAGCAAGACCTGTAGAGTCTGATGATGAGAATGAAGCAATGCTTTCTACCGCTTTATTGTATCATTTAGATCGTAACAGAAAGTTACAAAACCTATTTAGTCGTGTTTTTAAAGATGGAGTAATTACAGGTAGAGGTTGGATTGATGTTTGTGTAGAGCCTGGACAGTTTTATGATGGAGAAATTAGTATCAAACGTGAATCATGGGCAAATGTACACATTGATCCTGAATGTAAAACACAAGATACAAAAGATTGGAATTATTTAGCTCGCAGTAAATATCTTACGTTTAATCAAATGAAGCAAATGTTTCCTGATGCATCAAAAGACATTCGCGCTGTAGATGATTATTTGCGTATGCCTCAAAGTGTTACACAGGAAGTAGGGTCTTATTATCGAAGCGCAGAAGAGATAAGTCCCGCACATCATTTAGATGAGTTACATCAAAAAATTCGTGTTGTAGAAATGTGGAATAGGGAGTATGAACGTGAACATTTCATTATTAATAAAAATACTGGGCGTATATCACAGAATGGGTTTAAAACTAAAAACTCTGCTGGAGAACAAATTAGAGAATTACAGGCTATGGAAGATGCAGCGCAAGTTCAAATAAAAACAGAATTTGGCGTAATTAGTCGTGTAGTTCCAAAGACATATTTAACCATTACTGCTGGGATGCATACGTTGCAAGAAAAGAAAGAAAACCCTTATATGCATAATCAGTTTCCAATCGTACCTTATTTTTATCATTTTGAAGACATGGGTGATTATGTAGAGACATTTGGTTTAGTGGAAAATATGAAAGACCCACAAAGAGAGAAAGATAAGAGAAGATCACAGATGTTAGATATTATTAATCGTTCTCCTAGAGGTGGTGGTATTTTTGCAGGGAATAAAGTGTCTCAAGAAGAAATGAATGAGGCTTCTACTACAGGGCGTTGGATTGGTATACCAGGATTTAAGGGTAGAGTAAGTGACTTTATGCAACAATGGTCAAACTCACATTTATCTTTGGTCAGTAGCATTGCAGCTATGGAGCAGAAGGCAGAGATGGATGCGAAAGAGATTAGCGGTGCTACTGATCCGATGATGGGTATTGCTACTTCTACAAAAGAAAGTGGTATTGCAGCGCAAACAAGAATTAGACAAGGTATGATGACATTGCAGGAACAGATGGAGAACTTGGACTTTACTAAGTCAACTGTATTAATGCAGGCGATTAAAAATATGCAACAGTTTTATACTGCAGATAAAATTAAAAGAATTATTGGTGCAGAAACAGAAAAGGCAGAGTCCCCTGAAGAAGCACAAGCAATAGAACAAACCATTAATCGTTTTTTAACTAACTTTGAAAAGTTTGAATTTGACATCGTATTAGACAAAGGTGAAAATTCATCTACTATGCGTGCAGCAAAAGCACAGCAGGTAGGAGAGTTAGTGCGAAATGGATTTGCAAGTTTATTCCCACTATATGTTGAGCTTTCAGATATGGAAGCAAGTAGTGAAATACTTGAAAAATTTGAAGAGGAGCGATCCGCAAGAATGCAAGCGCAGCAAAGGCAAACGCCTACTAACGCGGGCAAATCGTAACTCATAATAACAACCCCCTAAATAAAGGATAAGGTAAAATGGAAGAACAGACAAGCTACATAGACCCAGAAAAGGAAATTGCAGGCACAGCAAGTGACGAAGTTTCCCCTGAATCAAATGTAAGTGAGCAAAAAGCAGAGACACCTGCTGTAGAGTCACAATCATTCAAAGTCGGAGATAAGGAATTTACTTCGGTGGATGAGTTGGTTGAGTATGCTTCTACAACAGACAAGTCGTATAGAAATCTTCGTGAACTCAATGGAAGACAAACCAATGAACTTGGTGAGTTAAGAAAGTCCCTTGAGGAAATTAAGGTGAACGTAGCTCCAAAAGAGCCAGAAGTAGAACTACCAGAGTATGATCCCTATGACATTAATTCGGTCTTACCACATATCTCAAAACAAATAGAACAGAAATTCGCAGAAGAGCGAAAAGTACAAGAAAGGGAGATGGCTGCAAGAAAAACGAAAAATGCTCAACAGGAGATGATTGATAGTTTTATTAAGAAACATCCTAATCTCAATAACGAAGAACTAACCGCTATTGCTAAGTTCGGAGATGAGCGCGGTATTGCACTAATAGATGATGCGTACACGCTAATGACAATTAATCAAGAAAAAAGTAAAGCGAAAAAGGAAGGCGTTAAGGAAGTAACAGAAAAACTTACTAAAGCAGATGAAGTGCCAACAACACTATCAAATGCTACTGGTGGGAATAAAACTGCTATTGACTTTGATGCTATTTCGCAGGCAGATTGGAATAAACTTCCTGCGGATGTCCGTATGCAAGCTTTGCTTGAAACGCAATAATAAACTAGGAGTAGTAAAATGAGTTGGGATACAGGTTTAAACGTCTCCCGTTGGGCGAAACAACTTGCTTATGAAGTAGGTAAAGAGATTTATTTCTCAAAGTTCATTGGGGACACATTTGAATCCATGATCGTATCAAAATCAATGCCTGAAGGTAAAGGTAAAGATATGACTTTTGGATTAGTTGGATACACAGGAACAGCAGTAACTGGTGATAGTGCATTAGAAAGTAACGAGCAAAATCTTACTTCTAATGAAGTAGTAGTTACAACAAGTCAAAGAAGATTTGGTGTGATTAATGCTGGTAACTTTGACGACAGTAAAGTGTTGTATGATTTTCGTACAGAAGCACTTTCTCAGTTAAAGAGACAGTATGCTGAAGATCACGATGCACAGATTTTTGATAAATTAACTATCACATCAGGTGCAGGTGCATTTTTAAGAGCAGATTCATCTGCTTCTGTATACGCTGCATCTGATCCAAAAGCTGCATTAGCTTCTACTGATTTAGCAACACCAGGTGATATATCTAAGTTAAAGAAAATGGCTATGCTTGGTACTACCAAAAGCTACAAGATGAAGCCAATCAGGGTAGACGGAAAAGATTACTATGTACTTCTTCTTCATCCTGAAGCTGCTTATGATCTTGCACAAGATTCTACTTGGAGAAATGCACAGCAATATGCCAATATCCGCGGTGAAGATAATCCAATCTTTTCTGGAGCATTAGGTGTGTATGATGGAGTTATTGTTCATGAGCATGAAGGAATTACTACTGCTGCAGATGGCGGTGGAGGTTCTGTTGCTTATGCTCGTAACCTATTTTTAGGTGCAGGTGCTGCTTGTCACGCTAAAGTGGATGACATGAGCTGGGTTGAAAAAACCTTTGACTATGGCAACAAGCTAGGTATTGCAGCTGGTCAAATCTATGGTGTAGCTAGAAGCACATTTGATAGTAAAGACTATGCAGTTATGCAGTATTTAACAGCAAGGACTGACCTCTAATCAGTAACTAACTAAGGGGCGGGTTTCGGCTCGCCCCGCTTTAGGACATTATGACTTTAACAGAAATAAGATCAGAAATTAGAAATATCACAGGAGTAGATGACACTTCTGTTGTTGCAGATTCCGTATTAACGGATTTGATTAATAAAGGTCAGAATATATTGGCAGATGAAGCTAATCTTTTTTATGGTTATGGTAAAAGAAATAGTGTTGCGGGTACAAGTCAATATCAAATTCTTAATGGAAATGGTGTATCTGTAACCGCATGGACAATCGTAGAAAATACAGCAGGGAGTAGTAGTCAAAGTTTAGCAAATATGATTCGTATTTATAGGGTTGACTTTGATGGTGAAAAAACAACTCGTATCGGTATGGATCAAATATACAATTTATCTAGCGATAATGCATCCTTAACAATGCCTACTGCATATGGATATTATATTGATGATATATATATAGGTATTTTTCCTACACCTCAAATTGTCAAAGAAATAAGGATTTATTACTATCATTTGCCTACTGTTTTATCAGGGGATTCTGATGTACCTATGATTGACACTCGCTATCACGAGTGTTTGATTTATTATGGATCGTGGAAAGTAGCAGAAAGATTAAGGGATATGAATATGATTTCTTATTTTAAAAATGAATGGCTAGAGTGGAAGGAGAAAGTAGTGTTAGATCGTCAGCGTAGAGCTGGTGAACCAAAGTTTAATATTAATTACAAGGACTTTTAATGCCTCGTTTGCAAATAAGAAATTTTTCAGGTGGGTTAGTAACGAATCAATCTGATTTTGATATATCAGAAAGTCAATATACAAAGTTTAGAAACGTTCTTAATAAAAAGCCTGGAAGACTAGAAAGACCAAATGGCGAACAAATTGTAAGTGCATCAGGCTCTGGAACAGATTTTCAAACAGAATTAATTCTTTATAGAACTGAAAAAGATGGTAGCAACGCAGATGTTTCTACTACATGGTGGGTCTATGGTAATCGTACAATTTTAAAAAGACAAGATACTTCTACAGGAACAGGTGGATCATTTAGTAGTATCACTACAGGCTGGTCTTCTTCTCCTATTTATGATTTTTTAGTGCATAATCAAGTATTAAGAATTTCAGATGGTAGTTTTTCTAATAATACAAAATGGTATGGACATATAAAAAGAAATGTATTGGGAAAAACCGATGAATCTTCTTATACTACTGGATATGCATTTAAAAAACCGCCTATGCAAGCAGTAATTAATGATTGGAAAATTACAGATGCAAAATTAACTCCTCCTACTGTTGTTAGGATGGGGTATAGTTGGGATCAAAATGATGATATTAACGCTACGAATGAAGTAGGTTTATATATTACGTTCCCTGATGGTACAAGTGATCAAGATGAGCTTTTAATTCCTGATTTAGCAGATGTTACATTTAAAACACATGATAGATATACTGTTACTTTTATTTATGATTATGTGCAAGAATCTGCATTAGCAAGAGATAGTAATGGAAACATTGGAATTGAATCAAGAAAAGCAGTACAAAATTCAGGTAAAACTTGTCCTGGTATACAAGTAGTATTACACACAGGATCATCATTAGCAGATTTAAATCCAAGAATCACTGGAATCAATATCTACTGGAATCCTGAAGATGATGTAGATTGGTATCTTGTAGATACAGTAGACATAGATAATGGGTTTAAAGATAGTCCTTTATCAGAGTTATCTAATGCGGATACTACAGCAGAAGACCCAAATAATGGTAGATGGATACCTTGTCCAGAACCTTATGTGGCTCAAAATAGTTTTTCTAATGTATCTTCTGAAGATACTTCAGAATCTGAAATTGTATTATCATCTATGCCTACAAATTTTGCAGTAGATAAAATGATGTTTATTTATCCTACTCATAGTTTATCTACTATAGGTCAAGTGTATCCAATTATGAGTGATACTTGTTTGAGAATTGGTAATATTAAAAATATTCTTAGCACTACAATTACTACAGGAGACACTACTGCAATCACTATGGTTAACACTAGAAATGAAGCATCAGGAGCATTTAATATTGGTACTTCAAGAGCATATGTAGCAAGCACCTCTACTACAAAAGTAGCTACTTGGTGGATTCCTTTTGATGGATTAAAATTAGCAACATATAATTCATTAACAGGAAGAGCGTCAAGCACTACACTAAATGGTATCAAATGGAATACTGCAACTATTTTAAATAACAAAGCATACTATGCAAACATTGATACTACAGATGAAAACGGGCAAACCGCTCGTGAAAGAAATCAAATTTATTATACTGATCCTTATAAGTTAGATGAAATTATGCCTACTCATTATTTTGATGTAGGTAGGAATGATGGGGATGAGATTATAAAGATTACTGCATATCGAAATAAGATTTTTGTATTTAAAACAAGAAATACTTATGTATTAAATGCAAAGCATCAAATAGAAAGAGTTTTTACTGGAGTAGGTGCAATACATAAAAATGCAGTTTGTGAAACTCCA